GCTAGGTTCTATCGGAATAACCCTGAATCTTATCGTAAAAAGCTTGCTGCTCAAAAGAAAACAAATAGCAAGCCTGGACAAAAAGCATATCGTCGTGAGCTAGCACAAGCACGACGTGCCAACGGCATGATGGGCAAAGGAGGTAAAGACATGTGCCACGAACGTGGTAAACTCCGTCCATGCAATGCAAAACGTAATAGAGCTAAAGGAGGCGGTCAGAAACGATGACCCCTCTCTTCCCAACGCCTGACCATTACTTGTACAACCTAATAGCGATGACCAGCCCTGAAGCAAAACGTTTGTGGCGTCGAGCCATTAAGGAACACTTCAACTGTCAATGTGTCTATTGTGGAGAACATTATGAACTACATGAACTTACTCTTGATCACGTTATACCTCGTTTTTATGGAGGAGAAACGACAACGAGAAACTTGGTACCATCCTGCAGGAAATGTAATCAGAACAAAGGAACGAATAACTGGCTCACGTGGATGAGGCAGACTTTTGGGCATACCCCAAGAGAAAAACTTATTTTATCGCATATCAAATGAACGAAGACAGTCCCTTTGGTTTATCCTATGATGCACCTTTAACTATGAGCGATTACCTTGGGGCTGCTCAAGGTATGGTAAGACGAATTGGCGGTGCTTTTCGGTTTGTTCCTAAAGTTTTAACAGAGATGCGGGAACAAATTAAGCAAGAAGCACAAGCTCCGCCCCCTACATCAGTTGCACGAAACCTGCCACAAGCTGTGTCTAGTCTTGAGGCACAAGCGATGGAAAACATTACTTCTGGTTTAGAGAAAATAGGCGTTCCGTCTGCTTTAGCTGTAGTACCGGGTATGTTAATTGGCGGTGTTTTGACAGACCCTAGTCCAGCAGGTGAATTAAGATTAGTCAATAAAGCTGGGTCTATGGTGCTACGCCGTACCAAAGTCGGTAAGCAATTCCCTGAGGTTGCTGAATCTGCCTCTAGGTACATGGATGAAGCCGAAGCATACCTTAAACAGCAAGGATCTTTGGAAGGTTATCCTAGATTTAAAGACCCTACAGGTGCTGAATATCTACCACGTGCAAAAGGTGCTAAAGCTAGTGGAGAACCTAGGCTGGCTATGTCGCCTATGTCCGTAAAACAAGCGTACACTAACACTAGAAAAGGTAGAGACGTAACCTCTGACTCCTTTGAGAAATTTCAGCGTAAACAATTTGACCAAATGGTTAAAGAAAATAAAACTGATCTAATGGTTCAGTTTGCAGAAATGCCGAGTTACGTTGAACACAACCGACGACTCAGCAGTCCTTATTGGAAAACCGCTAGAGCTAAAGGTCAAAAAGCTGGTGACGTGGACAATCTAACTCAGTTGTTTGATTTAGATTTTAAAAACTTTAAAGATAACGTTGATAAAGCTCTAGATCGTATTACAGATTCCCCTATTGATGCGTTTTATGATCCAATGGTAGATTCTATTGTTGTAGAAAACATTAAAACGGGAAAACGTCTTGGATATTTAGACCAAGGTTTAGACATACAAGAGCAGTTATCTAGATTTATTGATAGGGCTCTGTAAGCTTCTACAACACTCTTCCACCCCCTTACACGCTAGATTGTACCTATGAACACTTTAGACCTGCTTAGAGACGATTTTAAGCTATTCTTACAAGCTCTTTGGGCACAACTTGATCTACCCTCCCCCACCCGTGCCCAATACGCTATTGCTGATTACCTACAACACGGTCCTAAGCGTCTACAGATTCAAGCGTTTCGAGGGGTTGGTAAATCTTGGATTACTGGAGCGTTTGTTCTTTGGACACTTTTCAAAGATAACGAAAAAAAGATCATGATTATCTCCGCTTCTAAGGAGCGAGCAGACAACATGAGCATCTTCCTCCAGAAATTGATTATCGAGACCCCGTGGCTCAATCATATGCAACCTAGCGATGATTCAGCTCGGTGGTCTCGTATTTCTTTTGACATCAAATGCCCACCCCACCAAGCCCCATCCGTTAAATCCGTCGGTATTACTGGTCAGTTGACTGGTTCACGTGCTGATTTGATGATTCTAGACGACATCGAAGTTCCTGGTAACTCGATGACGGAGTTAATGAGGGAAAAGCTTCTACAACTGTGTACTGAGGCTGAGTCTATCCTTACTCCTAAGGAAGATAGTCGAATTATGTACCTTGGTACCCCTCAAACGGTGTTTACCATCTACCGTAAGCTAGCAGAGCGTAATTATAGACCGTTTGTGTGGCCCGCTAGGGTACCACGTAAGCTCTCAAGTTATGAAGGTTTGATTGCTCCTCAACTCCAAGAGGACATCGACATGGGAGCTGAACCTT